AGCCGACATTGCTCCAGGTCTTGCCGTAGGCGCTGCCCGTGAACGCCACCGTGGTGCCCACCACCCGGCTGGCGATCGTCGGCGCCTCCGTGATCCTGACCGCCCGCCAGGCCTCGTAGATGCTCAGTAGCGACAACCACTGCGCCGGGCTGGCCAGGCCCTGCACGGACCACAGCCGGACGCTGCGGCCCTGGGTTTCATCGCTGGCACTCCAGCCGAACGGCTGCGCCTGCAGGTGCTTCAGGGTCAGCGCCCCAACGGTGACCGCCATCAGCGCATCCTCCCCATCTGGTTCAGGAACGACACGGCGCTGCCATCGGATCGCACCTTCACGCCCACGTTCCAGGTTTTCCGGGCCAGCTCGCTGATCGCCTGCCGCAACCGGCCGATCTCCACCGCCTGCTGCGCCAGCACCTCGGCCGCACCACCGCCGGCCACCGCCGCCCCCGCGCCCCGCAGGCTGGCCCCGGCGCCGCCGCCGAAGACCCCCTGCTCCTTGAGCTGGGCGGTCACCCCAGCGGGCAGCACCACACCCGGACGGGGCGCCCGCCACAGGCTGTTCGCCGGTGCATTGATCAGGCTGAGCCGCCCGCCGGGGCCCAGCAGCGACTCCTGGCCCAGCTCGTTGATCCGGTACGACGTGCCGGCCTCCACCGGGCCGCCGGTCCACCGGGAGCCGGGCAGGGCGGAGGCCTGCAGGAGCGACTGATAGAAGGACTGGGCGGAGCTGGCGCTGGTGCGCATCTTGTCGGCCAGACTGCCGGCCTGGGTGGCTGCATTGCGCACCTCCCCGGCGATCCTGGGATCTGACACCTGCTTGCTGTAGCCCGCAGCGGACGACAGGTAGCCGGCGAAGTCCCGGCTGCCCTGCACCGCCGCCGGGGCTTTCTCGCCCAGCTTGACGAAGCTGCCGCTGATCGCTCCCGCTGGATCGGCCGCGTTCTTGAGGGCCTCGACCAGCTGCCCCGCTGGCGTGCCCGCAGCGCCCAGCGATCGGCCGATCTGGATCGTCCCATCAGCCGCCTGGCGCACCTCCAGCCCGGTCGCGGCAGCCAGCTCACGCAACCGCCGCTGACCGCCCTCCGTCAGCCCCTGGCTGGTGGCCAGCACCTGGAAGCTCTGGTTCACCCCCTGCATGGCCGCGACCGTGCCGTTGGCCTCCAGCCGCAGGCCCATGGCCGCCGCCTGCGCCTGCAGGGCATTGCGGGCCTTCTCGGCGCCGGCGGCGGCGATCTGCTGCTCGATCGGCTGGGTCTGGGCCAGGGTCTCGCGGCGCTGGATCTCCAGCTGCACCACCTGCTGCGCGAGCTCCAGCTTCTGCTGGGCCAGCGCCGTCGCTCGCTCATCCCCCTTGCCGATCGCTTCCTGCACCGCCGCCTCAGCCTCCAGTTGCTTCACCCGGGCGCCCTGCACCGCCAGATCGGCATCAATCCGCGCTCGCTCCTGCGTCAGCGACAGCGACTGCCGCTCCAGCTCCTGGATCGACAGCAGCGACTGCGCACGGGCCTGCAGCGCCTGGGCCTCGATCAGCTGCCCGTTGCGCTTGATCGCCTCGATCTCGGTCTCCGATGCCCCGCGCTGCTGCGCTGCCTGCACCTCGAACTGATTCCGGGCCTTAGCGATGTCGAAGCGGCTCTGCTCCAGCCCCTGCAGCGCCTGCCCCAGTCCCAGCAGGCTGTCGTTGACCTGCGATGCCAGCTGAATCTTCTGGGCATTGATGCCCGCCTGCTCCAGCTTCAGCGCCGCATCCGTTGCGGCAGCGGTCAGCTTCTTTGTCTCGTCGGCAGCCTGCTGGATGGCCTTTGCCCCGGCTCGGTTGCTCCCTGCGGCACGATCTAGCCGTTCGATCAGCGCGTCTTTGAGCTTGATCTCGCTGTTCAGCAGCTCGGCCTTGCGCTCCAGTTCCGCCGCCAGCTCCTTGTTGCCGGAGTTGCGAGCCACCGCCGCCAGCGCCTGGAATGACGCCCGCTGCTCGCGCACCGACTCCGTTGTTGCGTTCAGCGCTGCCCTCAGCTTTTCGATCTGTTGCAGCTGCGCCGGGTTGGGGGCCTCGCCACCTTTCCGCAGCTCGAAGAACAGCTTCGCCGCTGCGTTCTGGGCCAGGCCGGCCTGCTGCTGCAGGTTCCCGAGCAGCACGTTCGCCTGCTCGATTCCCTGCGTCGTGTCCGCGTCACGGATGGCCTGGCGCCATGCGTTGTACAAGCCGCCGAGGGCCTCTGTTGCGCCCTTCAGGCCCGGCAGGATGAGCAGGGCCGTATCACCGATCCCTTTCAGGGCGTTCGCGGCCAGGCCGCCAATCCCTGGGATCGCACGAATCGGGGCCAACAGCATCTCAGCCGTTATGCCCGTGTCCTCAAGCGCTCGCGCCAGTGGTCCGTTGAGCGTGGTCAGCTTGCCGGTCTCAATCCCTGCCTTGGTGAGCGCCTCCGTCAGCTTGTTCTGTCGCTCTCCTGCGCCCTCCGCAATCTTGCCTGCCGATTCCGTTGAATCCTGAAACGTCTTGACGGCCAGCGCCGCACTGGCCGCCGCAAGCACGAACGGGCCGAACTTCTGCCCCAGCGCCAGTATCTGACTTTGCATCTGGCCGGTCTGAACTGACTCGCGGAACGCAATCCATGCCGCCTTGGCGATTGCAACATCCGCCACAAAGCGAGTCCTCAGGGCGGTGCCCAGGTCTTTCAGCGCAGCGATGGCCTGCTGAACCTGTGAGTTCCGCAGCGACTCACTGAAGATCACAGCCGCAACCCTCGCCGCGACAAAGCCACCCGTCACCAGGGTCAGCGCCGCCGCCACGTTCTTGACCGGCGCCGGCAGTGCGGCAATGCCGCCGACAATCAGGTTCGCCGCATCAATGAACGGCACCAGCGCAGCGGCTGTCACCCTGCCGAACACATTGCCGATGGAGCCCAGCGTGCCATCCAGCTGCTGCAGCTTCAGCTCAAAGCCCTGCATTGCATCGCGGGCCGTGTCGGTGGCTCCCGAACTCGCCCGGATTGTGTCAAACATCTTCTGGATGTCTGTCGTCGACTGGTTCAGCACGGCCAGGAACTTGCTCCCGGCCTCATCGCCAAACAGTGCGCTGGCCAGCTCCACCTTCTTCGGTGTTGCCAGTGCATCAAAGCCCGCCTTCAGGCGGATCAGGGCCTGGTCGAGCGGCAGCAGCTCACCATTCGCCCGGGTCACGTTCGCGCCCAGGGCCCGCATGGCTTCGGTCAGGATCTCACTGCCGCGCCCCAGTCCCAGCGCCTCCCCCGACGCCCCCGCTGCCGCCTTCTGCAGCCGCTCCAGGCCCGTGCGCAGGCCCGTGCCGGCAACCGAGGCATCGATGCCCGCGTTGGCCATCAGGCCCGATGCCGCCGCCACGTCCTCCAGGCTCACGTTGAGCGCCTTTGCGACCGGCGCCGCGTACTGCATCGTGTAGCCCAGGCCCTCGATGCTCGCGTTCGAGGCATTGGCGGTGTTCACCAGGACGTCAACCACCCGGTTGGTCTGGTCCACTTCCAGGCCGAATCCGCGCAGCGTGGAGCCGACGATGTTGCCCATCTGGTCAAACGCCGTGCCGGTGGCCTCTGCGCCGCGCACCACGCCGGGCAGGGTGCCCTCCACCTGCTTGATGCTGAAGCCAGCCCGCGTCAGCGACGTGGCCAGCTCAGCCACCTCCAGCTGAGTGCCAGCGGCCTCAATGCCCACCCGGTCGACCACGGTGGCCAGCCGGTCGTAGCCGCCGGCCTCTCCCCCGGCAGCAGCCGCCTTGCGCAGCTCCGTATCGAGCCTGCCGAAGTCGCCCACCACCTTCTGGATTGACGCTGCGGTGGCCGCTGCGGCGTTGACCAGTGAGTTGGACAGCGAGAACGCGACCCCCTGGATCACGCCGTCAAGCACCCGCAGCTGGTTCAGGGTCTGCCCCGCCTCATCACCCAGCCCGCCGAGCGCCTGCCCGGCCTTGATGAACCGCCCTGTCGCATCGCGCAGCCGCTCGCCGGCCACCCCCGCCGCCGTGCCGACCTTCCCCAGCGAATCACCCAGCTGTCCGACCTTGGCGCCAGCCCCGGGTGCCGCCTCGCCCGCCCGCTTCAGCGAGTCCTCAACCTGTCGGCCGGCCTGCACTCCGCCGGCCTGCACCTGCTTGAACCCCTCGAGGATTGCCCGGAAGTCCGCTGTGCCAACAACCCTGAACTCACGATCCGCCATCAGCCCGCACCCCCGCTGACGTGCGCCTCAGGGTTGACCCACCGGATCACGAACTGATCCAGCAGGCCCAGCCCCTCCCCTGGCGGGTCGCCGTCGATCTGCGTCGTCGTCGCCCCCGGCAGCCAGCCGATCACCCGCTCGGCCACCGCCTGGAGCTGGTCACGATCAGCACCGGGCCACTCGCTCACGTAGATCCGAAACGTCGGCTGGGACCGGTAACCGCCATCGAGCAGCCACTCCGGCGACAGCCGAGGCGTGGTGATCACCACCTCAACCCCACCGATCGCCGTGCCCTCCGGCAGCCGCTCATTGCGCTTCAGGGCCGCAATCGCCGGCAGCGACTGCCCATCCGGCAGCTGATACACACCCAGCAACCGCAGCAGCCCCGCGTCGGACACCAGCAGGTCGTAGATGGCGCCAGCGGTCGCCGGGAGTGCCATGGGCCAGCCTCACTGCCGTAGGTTTCCGCCCGGAAAGCTCCCGCAACCGCCGAGCGCCGCCATGTCCTGCCGAACGTGCCCGCGCTGCGGCGCCCGCTGGATCAATGGGCAGCTCTACTGGGCCACCGGCAAGCCAGGCAGTGACCTCGACCTCGCCGGCCTGGTCTGCAACCGGGTGAAGGACCCAGCCTGCGTCAACGCCCTGCGTGGCATGGACGGCGGCGACACCTGGGAGGCACGGGCCGCCAGGCTGGGCGGGATGGACGATGCGATCAGGCGCTGCGGCATCGAGCCGACGCCATGAAAAAGGCCCCCGAAGGGGCCGGTCCCATGCGATCAGCTCAGTTTGCCGATCAGGCGAACTCCAGCTCATAGGGGCCGTAGGCCTTGAGCGTGCTGCTCCAGCGCACCACACCAGCAGCCGGCGGGGTTTCGCTGAAGCCGGTGAACCGCCCGAAGCCATAGGTCACCTCGTTCACGCCGGTGGGGCCCACACGCGCGTACTTCACCATCAGGCCCTCGCGCACCGACTCCTTCGAGCACAGGCGCAGCAGCTTGTAGGCGGTGTCGTTGTGATCGCTCACCCCCTCCAGGGTCCAGCTGAAGGTCTTCTTCGTGGCCAGGCTGGCATCGAAGCCCTGGAGCTCGTCGTCGTAGGTGTCAACGGTCTCCTCCGATTCGCCCTCCTCCGGCGCCGCGTTGCTCAGGCCCAGCAGCCGGATCGGGCTGGCGGTGCCGTCAAGCACCAGGGCCGGCAGCACGCCGCCGGCAGCGACCGCCGCCGAGGCGATATTGCTGCCGGTCTTGTCGTAGGTCAGCGTGAACGGCGAGCTGGTGGTCACCGCCTTCACGGTGTAGGTGCCGTTGAGGCTGGTGAACGGGGCCGGCAGGTTGGCCACCACGATCCGCTGCGCCACGGTGAACCCATGGGCCGCCGCAAAGGTCAGGGTGACCTCGTTGGTGGCCAGCGCCGCGTTGGTGATCACCTTCAGCGTGCCCACGCCCAGGCCCAAGGTGGCGCCGGTGCCGGCCTTGATCACCGCCAGGTTGTTGGCCAGCGGGGTGCTGTTGTCGATGAACTTGCCGGTGCCCAGGCCTGCGGTCGGCAGCAGGGTGGCGAAGTTGATCGAGTCCTTGAGGATCGGGCTGATCCAGAACTTGTAGCCGTAGGCCTGTTTCCAGTTCTGTGCCATGGACGATGCCGGGCATCGCCCGGGAGTGACCCCATGGGTTGCCCGGTCGCCTAAGCCACTTCGGCAAGCTGGTGCATGGCCGGCCCCCAGTGGTTACCCCGTGGCGTCAGCTACGCCCCCCAGAGCCCCCGCAGGCCGTACCAGGCCCGCCTGCAGTCCGGTGGCCGCCGCCGATCGCTGGGCTACTTCCGCTCGGTGCTGGAGGCTGAGATCGCGCTGAACCGCGCACGCCGGCTGCTCAGGGAGCCACCGGCAGCAGCAGCACCTCCTCCGCCCACACCACCGCCCCCGGATCCGACGGCAGCGGCACCAGCAGCTCACCCGCCGGATCGCCGTCCACCGTGCTGAACGCCCGCACCTGCCCCGCTGCGGTGTCCTCCGCCAGCAGCAGGCCCGACCAGCCCCCGCCGGTCACCCGTGGCGCCAGCAGCACCGCGTCATCGGCCAGCAGCGCCGGCGGTTGCGGTGGTGGCTGACCCTTGCCCGCTTCGCTCAGCGCCGGCCAGAACACCAGCGTGAAGCCCGGCAGCAGGCCCAGGCGGTTGAGCTCGAGCATCGCCGCACCGGCAGCCGGTGGTGGGCCGTGGTCCTGCTCGCCCGGCTCACCGAAGCACAGGAAGTCGCGCAGCTCCAGCTGGCTGGGCTCCAGCCGCTCAGCGCCGGTGACCTTTGCCAGCAGCAGGCGGTGCAGGTCCGCCACCCACATGGTCTGCCGCGCCACCGGCAGCTCAGCCCATTGCAGCTGCTCCCTCAGTCGGCGCTCCCCTTCCTCGATGGCCTGGTAGACGACGTGCTCGGGCTGCCAGGCGAAGCGGTCGGGTCCGAACTCGGGGGCAGCAGGCCAGAGGCTGCGGCATCGCCAGTAAAGGCCTCCCCAGTCGACGGGTTCGGGCCAGGCGTCTTTCCCAGGCGGTCGGCCAGCTCCTGCAGCACCACCGCCGGATCGCGGTCGTCCGCCGTGCCGCCCTCGCGCTGCGCGAACCCGAAGATCGCCCCCCGCAGTGGTTCGCCCAGCTCCTCGCTGTCGCTGTCACCCCAGTCGCCGCAGCCCTCCAGCCGAAACCGGATCAGGGCGGTCACGGTGCGGGTGACCTGCCGCCGGAACCGCCCGGCCAGGTCGCGCTCAGCTGCGGTGATCTGGCGGATCAGCAGTGAGCGCAGCACCCGCTCGTCCTCGGTCGGCACCACGGGGATGCCGATGCCGGGGGCCAGCAGCCGCACCGCCGTCTGATCGACCTCATCCTCGGCTGTGCCCTGCTCCCGCAGGGCGGCCTGCAGGCTGCCCAGGTGCTGCTGCATCGCCGCCTGGTAGTCCCCCTCGTCGATGGCGCTCCGCTCACCGGTCAGCAGGTAGCCGTAGCGAGGGAACACCAGCACACCGATGGCCTCATCCCCGATCTCGACCGTATCGGCCTTGGGTTGGACCTTGAACGGCAGCGGCTTGGCCATGGGTGCAGCGGTGGTGGTGCGCTGGAGGTTTCCGCCCCGGCTTAGCGGTTGCGGATCAGAGCCAGCCACACATCTCGCAACCGGTCAGCGGTGGGGTGGACCGGCACGCCACTGATCAGCTCATCGCCCCGCACCGCATCGGTCCACGGCCGGGCGGGCAGGTAGACGCGGCGGGAGCGGTCACCCCAGGGGAAGATCCTGGCGCCCTCATGGACATAGCCGGCGTACTTGGCGGTCCAACCGAACTCACCGGTGAAGCCCTGCTGGTTGAACACGTTCGACTGCCGCAGGTTGTCGCTGTCCACGATGTTGCGCGGGCTGCCTGGTGCCGTGCCCTGGCCCCGGTTGTAGGCGGCCAGCTTCTCGCGCAGGGTGGCGCCAGGCAGGCCCCTGGTGGGCAGGTTTCGGGGCCAGGCCCACACCTTGGCGCCGATCGCATCCTGAAACCGGCCGTTCAGCTCGGAGAACACGATCCGTGTGGCCTCGACCGCTGCTGCCTCGGCCTGGCCGGTGGTGGTGGGGGTGGTGAAGCCGGCCTGGACGCGGATGCTCATGGGTCAGCGCGACAGCTTGAACGTCCCCGCCCACTTGTCCCCCGCCGCTTCACGGATCAGCTTCCCGATCCCGCCCACACCGAACGGCTGGCCCAGCTCCGCCATCTCCAGCTCCCCCAGCAGCCCCCCGTCGCGCAACGGCAGGATCGTCAGGTCGCCCAGGTACGCCTGGCACGTCGCCCCGGGGCGCAGCGCAGCAGGCCGCAGGCCCGTGTCGTCCCAGCTCAGGTGGTCCGCATGGGTCAGCCAGTCCTGGCCCTGCTCCAGCGCCGCCCACCGCACGATGAACCCGCCCATGGCGCCGCTGCCAATCTCGATGCTTGGCCGGTCGCTGCCGCTGCTGCCCTGCCCCTTGGCGAACAGCTCAACCACCACCACCTCCGGCGGGCCGCCACCGCTGGGCCCATCGCGCAGGGTCATCACCGCTGGCGACTGCACCAGCCGGATGCGCATGTCCTGGAACCCGGCAAACGGCGATGCCATCAGCCCCTCACCAGCAGGCCCTGGCCGTAGCCCCCGTAGGCGCCGTCCTCGAGGCCCAGCGCACGCAGCACCCGGCCCTGCAGGTCAGCGATCCTGGCGCCGCTGATGCCGTTGGCGGTGCCGCTGGCGCCCTCGCCCGCCTCGAACTTCACCCGGTACTGGGTCTGCGTGTCCCACTGCAGCACGTCCGCCTGGCTCAGCATGTCCTCGCGGGTCACGCTGGCCCCAGGCCGCAGGCCCTCGTAGCTCTTGGCCGAATCCAGGTGCGCATCACCCGCCGCAACCCGGCCCGCATAGGTGGCCTCCAGCGCATCGGCCTCGTCGATCCATGCCCGGCACTGCGTCACCGCACCGGGGGAGAACCCGGCCACGCTGTTCATGCCGCTGGTGACATGGGTCAGCTGGCTCTCGGTGAAGGCGATGCCGGCATAGCGCATCACCGCCTGCCGGTCTGATTCGCGCCAGAGGCTGTTCAGTGCAGGGATCATCCGGCGGCCGGCTTGCTGCCCTCAGGTTTCCCGCCCGTCAGGCGCCGATCCACCACCCGCCGCACCGTGCCAGCGGGGGAGACCGCCAGCACGCGGTGGACGCGGGGTTCGGTGCCACGGGGGCGCAGCAGCCGGCCCACTGCGGTGACGGAGCTGGCGTAGGTGGGGGCGGTCATGGCGGTGGTGCGGTGGTGCGGCCCAGGTTTCCGCCTCAGCCCCGCTTCGCCCTCATCGACCGCAGGCTCCGGGCCACGCTGCCGCTCACGCCGTTGCCGCCCTTGGCGATGGTGTTGGCCCCGCCACCACGCAGCCTGCTGGTCTGGGCCGCCCGCTTCTTGCCGCTGGCAGTCCGCAGCCGGCCGCCCCTGGCGGTAGCGCCCTGGCCTGCAGCGGTGATCCGCCCGGCGTTGTCCCGGCTCTGGCGCATCCGCCCGCCTGGTGCTGACGCGGGTGCTGACGCGGAGCGAGCCGCAACAGGGCCTGCCGCCGGTCGGCTGGCAGCACCACGACCGGTCAGCTTGTTCGTGGTCCGGGTCATGTTGGCCCGTGCGGTCTTCAGGTACCCGCGACCCATGGCGTTCGGTGCGCCAGCCTTTGCGGCCTGCTTCTGGGCAGTCTTGGTGGCATCACGCAGCTGGCTGGCTGCTGCCTTGAAGTTGGCCCTGGCGCCACTGTTCTTGGCCGACTTGCCCAGCTTGCCTCCGCCGCCGCCGCCTCCTGCGAAACGACCGAAGGTGTCGCGTTTGTAAGTGCGGGCCATGGGGCGGGGAGGGAATCTGAATCAGGTTTCCCGCTCGCCCCGCCGCGCCAGGAGCCAGGCCTCCAGGCCCCGTCGCCGGGTCAGCTCATCAAGCCGCGCACGGTCGCGCTCCCGGTCCCGCTGCTGCTCCGCCCATCGCCCCCGGCGCGGCGCTGCCGGCGGGTCCGGGAAGTACCCCAGCCGATCAGCCCGCCCGGTCACCGCAGGCCCGCCAGCCACCGCTGGCCCTCTGGTGGCAGGGTCTGGCGCAGCGTATTGACGATCCGGTGCCCCTCGCGGTCAGGCATGGTTTCCGCCACCTCCCGCAGCGCCTGCCGGGTGGCCACGTCGTCGCGGGCCTCCACGGTCATGTGCAGCATCAGGAACGACCGCAGGCCCAGGTCTGTTGGCAGCACGGTGGCGCGGCGGTTGCCGGCAGGTTACCGGTTCTGAAGCGGATCGGTGGCGTGGGCGATGCGATGGGGTATGATCTGCGCATCGGGGGTGAGACCCCGGCGCACGCACGGACCCATGAGCATCGCCACCGCGATCAAGCAGCTCGCCGCCGTCCTCACCGCCTCAACTGAGGTGGTCGAGGCCCTGCAGGCCATCCGCGACGGCTACACGGATGACGCCTATGAGCGG